CTGGCGGGGCTGTGCCGGGTTTTATAGATGTGGCCTCCCGGTACCCGACAAATAACGGTCGGTCTCCGGGGCGCCTGTCTGAGTCCATGATAACGAAAGGAGGCATATATATGGCATCCAATAAAATCGGTTTCGTCCTGGCGTTGGACGGCGAGAAAGAATTCACCGCCCAGATCAGGACGGCGAACAAAGAAGCGCGCGCCCTTCAGGAGGGTTTAAAAGGGCTGTCTGAAGAGTACAAGGGCAATGCGAACAGCATGGAGGCGCTTGAAAAGAGGCAGGAAAAACTTGTCGACTTGCAGACGAGATATCAGCAGGCCGTCGACGCAGCCAAAACCGTACAGGAACAGGCTAAGAAAATCGCTGACCAGCATGCAGAGGCTCTGCGGTTTATGCAGAAGGAACTGGCGGACGCACAAAAGGCACAAAAGCAGATGGCTGACGCAGGAGATGACTCCTCCGATGCATACAAGGCGCAGGTAAAAGAAGTAGAGAGGCTTTCCGAGGCAGTCCGTGACCAGACGCGTAAGGAAACCGAGGCGCGCGGAAAGCTGGCGGATTGGAATAAGACCTTACAGCAGAATGAAAACCGCCTGAACGCGACATCCAAAGAGCTGGAGCAGAACGGGAAGTATCTCGACGAGGCGAAGAATTCCGCGGACGGAACGGCAAAGAGTATTGACAAATTCGGGAAGGAATTATCCGAAGCGGAGAAAGAAGCGCGTGATTTCGGAGACGGAGTAGACGACGCCTCCAAGAATACAGGCGGTTTCGGGGACGCGCTGAAAGGCGCGGCCACTGTTGCCGCAGGTAACCTCATGTCCGCCGGTTTGAGTAAGGCGGCGGATATTGCAAAAGACGCGGCTAAAGCAATGGTCGAAGTCGGGTCCTCTTTCGAGAAAGCAATGTCCGAAGTCAAAGCCATTTCCGGGGCTTCGGGCGGAGACCTGGACTCGATGGCGGAAAAGGCAAAGGCGCTGGGCGCAGCAACAAAGTTCTCCGCGACGGAGGTCGCCGAGGGCTTTAAATACATGTCGCTTGCAGGATGGGACACGAACGCGATGCTGTCGGCGATTGACGGCGTTGTAAATCTCGCCGCTGCTTCGGAAATGGAGCTCGGAGAGGCGTCCGACATGGTCACGGATTACCTGTCCGCATTCGGACTGGAAGCGTCTTATGCCGGGAAGATGGCCGATGAGATGGCATATGCGCAGGCGAACAGCAACACCACGGTCGCCCTTCTCGGCGAAGCCTTCGGAAATTCGGCAGCGCAGGCGCATACCATGGGGCAGAGCCTTGAAACCACAACCGCCATTCTGGAAGCCATGGCCAACCAGGGCTTGAAGGGTTCCGAGGCAGGCACCGCCCTGAACGGCGTCATGAGCCAGATTGTCCAGAAGATGGAAGACGGCGCTATTGCGATAGGTGACACCAATGTGGCTGTTACCGACTCGCAGGGCAATTTCCGCGACCTTATCGACATTCTGGCCGATGTGGAAAAAGCCACTTCCGGCATGACAGACGAACAGAAGGCATCTGCGGAGGCGGCGATATTCAACAGAACATCCCTGAAAGGCGTCAATACCATACTGAACGAGGGTATGGAAAAAATCCGCGGGTATAAAGAGGAACTGGAGCACGCGGACGGCGCTGCTGCCGACATGGCGGGGACTATGCAGGAGAACCTGCTCGGGTCCGTGGATAAATTCAAGAGCGCTGCTGCCGGGCTCGGAACGGCGATTTATGACGGCATAAAGGAGCCGTTGACGGGGATTGTTGACTTCGGAACGACAATCCTCTCCGGGCTTACGGATGTTTTTGACGGCGCGGACGCGAATGCATCACAGCAGTGGGCGGACGGCATAAAGGCATCCGCGCAGGAGGCAGCGGACGCCGTGGAGGAAATGAAAGACAAGGTTTCCTCCGCCCGTACTTCATATGAGTCTGAAGAGGTGGCAGCAACAAAGGTAAAGCTTCTCGGGGATCAGCTGGTCACCCTCATGAACACGGAAAACCGCACGGCGACACAGACCGCCACAATGCACAGCGTCATTAAAGAACTGGGCGGGTATATTCCGGAGATTACAAGTGCATACAATGAGCAGACTGGCGTTTTGGACATGACAACGCAGGCTGTTAAAGATTTAACGAAGGCCCAGTCTGATCAGATGATCGAAAATGCCAAAGCGAAACTCGCATCCGAAGCAATGGACGCGATGGTGGAGGCGAGCACAAAACTGAATACCGCGATTGCAGAGTCGGAACAGGCATCGGCGAAACAGTCCGTCTGGAACGGATACATAGAACTTTTGCAGAAGGTCGCGGACGTATCCTTCGCATGCGGGGGCGTTATTGATGAAACAAATCTTCAGGTTCAGGAGGCAGCGCGTTATGCGTCCGAGGCATTCAAAAATGACGAACTTTCCGCTTCGGAATACGCCGACGCCCTTAATGCACTCCCGGGCGCATCGAAGTTACTGGAACAGGCCGTAAAAGACCAGGTAGTGGCACAGGAGAGGGCGGACGAGGTTCAGAAGCTCCTGACAGACGACTGGAAAAACGCAGTTTACAACATGAACAAGGTTGTGGATGTTTCCGATGCTCTCGGAAAGAGTCAGAAAACCACGGCCGAGGCGATGGACGGCTATAAGCAGGCGATAAGAGACCTTCGCCCCATGATTGAGGAATGGGGGCTCAGTTACGATGATGTGTTAAAGGAACTGGGACTCGTGGAAACCGCGACGGGGGACATTATCCGGGTACAGGACCAGGCAACAGAGGCGGCGTCAATTGCGATGCCGGTCGTTGACGGGCTTGCGAAGTCATACGACAAAGAAGCGAATGCAATAAAAGACGGCGCGGGCGCATGGGGAGAACACGACAGGAGACTTACACAGGCAGAATATCAGCAGGAGGCGATTAACAAAGCCATATCCGGAACGGTTGACGCGACGGAAGAGGCGGGAGAGGCTACGGAAGATCTCGCCGATGACGAAGATAAGCTGAAAGAGGCCGAGGAAAAGACCGCCGAGGCGATGAAGAAACACGCCGAGGAACAGCAGAAGCTTCACGAGGAGATGGACAAATATCATGCTTCCGTGAAGGAGCTGAATGCCGATATTGAGAAGATCGGAAAAGAGGGCATTCCCGGCGTTTCCGAATATCTGGCAAACATGCATGGACAGATATCCGAGGCGATAAAGTCACGGGACGCCGACACGGTTACCGCCCTGCAGGGTACGATTGACAAATCCGTAGAGCAGATACGTGAAGGCGCGGAGTCATCGGGACAGGCGATAGAAGACGCCTATTCTTCCATATATGAGGAGCTGAAAGGCGAATTTCAGTCGATCATAAACCCGTTCGAGGAATGGAAAGAACCGGAAGTCCCGGACATTTCCGTGGAAAAAATGGTCGAGAACCTGACCAAACAGCAGGAATACCTGGAAGAGTACGAAAAGAATCTTGCCACGGTACGGGACCATGTCGGACAGGAAATCACGCCGGAATTGATGGCCCGCATCGAGGAGATGGGACCGGAGGGAGCAAAGGCGCTCGAACATGTTGTCGCCACTCTCCAGCAGGAAAACGCCGATGAACTTCTGCATGAATTATCCGACAAATGGGCAGAGGGCCTTGACTACTCAGACGGCATCTCCCGGAGCATGGGCGCGAACATTACGGCATATCGGACGGCACTCGGGAAAATCGGATCATCGTCTGAGGAATGGAACCAGCTCCGGGCGAATATCAATAAGCAGTTTACCGGCATAGACGACAACATGAAGACGGAGCTCCTGACGCTTGTATCCACAGCGCAGGAATGCGGTATCAGGATCCCCGACGGATTCGCGGACGGAATCCTTGCGGGTGATTATGACCTGACGACGGCGACAGCAACGATGAACGGGGCGCTTCAGACATCTTTTGCAGAGCTCCTTCAGGTCGCACAGGACGCGGGTATTGAGATACCCGAGGGAGTGAAAGAGGGTATCGAGAGCGCCGATACGTCCACAGTGATAAACGCGTTTTCTTCCCTTCTGAACCTGCTGGCAGAGTCCAAAGTGAAAGATACCGCAAAAACGACGGGTGAAAATGTCGCCGACAATTACAGTGAGGGCGTGAAGTCCAAACAGGCGTCCGCACAGCAGTCGGCACAGACACTGACGAACGCGGTTATTCAGACGATAAACGCGCTTAGGCCCAAGTTTAACATGACGGGCGCGGAGTCCGGAACGGCATACAGCACGGGAGTCAAGAGTAAAACGGCGCAGGCTACGTCTTCCGGCGGAGCACTTGCACAGGCAGGCGCGCAGGGAGCGAAAGCGAAAGCGGGCTCTTATATATCAGCCGGTTCGGGAGCCGGGAGCGCGTATGCTACGGGTGTCTCTTCCGGGCGCGCGCAGGCGCAGGGCGCCGGAGCAGGATTGGCAAGATCCGCAGAAGAGGGCGCAAAGAGCCGTGGAACCTCCGGTTTCATACAGGTCGGCAGAGAGTCCGCGCGCGGTATGGCGGTCGGTATGAGGGAGATGTATCCCTCCATAGAGGCGACCGCTGCCGAAATGGTAAACCGGGCGATCAGGTCGGCAAAAGCGAAAGCCGTCATTAAATCCCCGTCCCATGTCTTCAGGGATGAAGTCGGTTACCAGATTTCCGCGGGTGTCGCATGGGGTATCGAACAGGGAACACCGCTGGCAGAAAAGGCCTCTTCCGATATGGCGCTGAAGGTTCTTAAATCCGCGTCGTCATGGCTCTCCGATTACAGGAGCGAACGTTTCCTCTCCCTGAACGAAGAGCAGTGGTACTGGGAACAGGTCGCACGTCAGGTGGACAAAGGGACCGAGGCTTACAGACTCCTTCAGGAACAGATGACGAAAAGCCTGTCATTCACGGCGGGAACAGGGCGCTGGATGACACTTGAAGGTGTCGGCATGAACGGCATGTTTTCCGCGGATTGGGTCAGGAAAATGACGGGCATGTCCGTGGAGGACTGGGGCAAACAGTATACGAAGAACTTCGGAGTCATTCAGGAAGCCGAAGAAAGCTACGATGACTACATGGGCAGGGTCTACGAGAGAGCCACGGAGTATATCTCGGACCTTGCGGAGCTGACGGACGTATCCGCGCAGGATATGGTCGACATGCGGGTAAAACTGACGGCGCTTACATACGGGACGAGCAGTTACACAAAGAGCCTGAAGGCGCTTGCAGAGGCTCAGAGGGAGTCCGTACAGGAAGAGCAGAAAGCACAGCAGACGGAACTGGAACATGCCATAGAACGGCAGGAATATGCAAATTCCCTGTTTGAGAAATACATTGACGAGCGGGACGAGATTGTATCCGACTACTACGACAAGGTGAAGGAACGCGCGGACGGCTATTACGACGCGGTCGCCGACAGGCAGAAAGACATCCTTCAGGATTTCAGGCTTTTCGAGGAATGGGACAGTGAAGGAAAAACCGGGGATGTCCTCCTGAAGAATCTGGAACAGCAGGTCGCGGGGCTTGCTTTTTACTCCGAGCAGATGCAGGCGCTTGAACAGCGCGGAATTCTGTCACAGGAACTGATTGACGAGCTGAGGGAGATGGGCGCGGATCAGAGCGCGAACATTTATTCACTGGGGCAGATGAGTGATGCGGATCTTGCCCGGTATCAGGCCCTCTACGACGAGCGGGAGAGACTGGCACGGGAGGAGTCGGAGAGACAGAATCAGGCGATGCTGGATGACTCCCTGAAAGCTCTGAAAGAGTACAAAGACACGGCGGAACAGTACATGTGGGACCTGTTTTATGCGTATCGTGATCAGATGGAGTCCTACATGACAGAGATGATGGGAATCGCCGATTTCACGTCCACTTTCTGGGTGAAAGACGGGCAGATGACGGGATGGCTTAACGACCCGGAAAACCTGAAATATAACGCGGACAAGAGCATCAGAGAGCTTCTTGAACGGTACGGAGTTGTCAACGGGTATGATACGAGCCTGTCAGAGATCATCTCCCGATATGCGGGCGCCTGGAACACAGACGGCATGAATTCCGCCCTTCTGAACGAGCAGATACAGGGATTAAACCTGAATGCATTACAGGCATTAAACGGCGCTCTTTCACAGTATTACGACGGCGGAACGCATATTACAGTAGACAACAGCAGTCAGGCGATGAGCATGGCACAGATGGCTGACGCGGTTACAAAACTGGTTGCCCTTGTATCCAGTATGACGGTACAGCTTGACACGGGAGTTGTCGCTGGCGCCCTTGCCCCGGCAATTTCGGAGTCACTGGCAAGTGAAAGTCTGACGGCAAACGGCGGGCTGATATAACAAACAACATGAGCGGGCTCTTCACGGGCCCGCGTTTTATTAGAAAGGAGGCATGCATATGCTCTTTTATGTATCTGAGGGCGGGAACAGCTTCCCCGTACAGGTGAACCCCGAAGATCTCGAAATGGAACAGTGGAGGGTGTCACTCGGGGCACGCCCGGTATCGCAGTCGTCAACGGCGGGAACCTTGCAGGACGCGCGTAATACTTTCGGCACGCTCCCCCTGTCCCTGACATTGATGGTGCGGGGCGGGAGCAAAGAGAGGAACCGCGCCCTGTGCCTGCAGTTAATTTCCATGCTTCAGGGCAAGATACTTGTCCGGAGTCTCAAAGGATACCCCCTGCAGATTTTCATCGGAAACCTGAAAAGCTATACCATCGGAGACCAGACGGAACGGTGGTGCACAATTACCCTTGTGATTGAATGCGAAAAATGGACGGAGCAGAGCGTTTCCCCGATTCATTATATAGACAGTGGGCAGACCCGTGATTGGGGATACAGACAGAATTTCAATCTGTCTGTCGCGGGTGAAGGAGAAACCAGTAAAAGTATCAGACTGGTAGAGGACCACACAGGCGAACACTTCCGGGCTCTTCCCGGGCTTCTGTCGACACCTCTCGGGATTGAGATTACCCGGAGCGGAAGCGATGCGCTTGAATCCGTGGTGATCACGGCAGGGTCTACAAACAGGCCGGAGAACAAATGGACGTTCAGCCTTGCAGACGTTCCGGCGGGCGGAAGTTTCTTCCTGACGCCTCCCTATCCTTTTGCGGTGCATGGCTTCGAAATGTCATACAACGTATACGGCACGGAGCACAACGCAAACGAGGTTATCGATGTGATCACAGGCTGGCCTGTATATGCGGGCGGAATCATGACTCTCAATATGAGCGTCAAAACAGCGACAGGGGCAACAGGAACAAACGGCGTGCAGATAACATTCGTTAATGACTACTGGCGCCTGGTGTAAGGAGGTGAAGACATGCTTACAGGGCTGATATACATGACGAGCCCCGACGGCACGAAATACGGCGGAGTCGCCGTCACGGGGATTAAGTTCACACATGACTACGAAGACGACGCCCGCACGCTGGAATTCACAGCACGGGCGGAGAACCTGAAAGAGGTTTTCGGGACCGTTCCTGGTACGGAATGGACCGCGGATACAAAAGATGATAATTGCCCCGCGCCGTATGTCATAAAAAGCGCAAAACGGGACCACAGCGGGTCTGTCGTATACACAGCGCGCCTCCTTCCCGATCTGGATGGTACGGCATACAAGACGTTCAGTCAGACAGGACAGCTGAAGAACCTGATCCAGGTTCCGACGGGCTGGACGGTCGGAGGATATGCGCCCGCCGTCTGCATGGATAAAATATCCCGCATGAAAGACGGCACGATGCTCCTGTATTTCCTGAGTCAGTGGGACAGCTACGCGGGGAATGCGACATGGGAAAAGTATTTTAGCGCAACGAAGCGCGGTTTCTACAGCACAAAGACGGACCCCGACGACGGATGGAGCACGGCGTACAAAGAGTACACTGCGGATTACCAGAACATAACGCCCGCGCAGATTAACGAAAAAGTTTCCGAGCAGGCGGTCTGTCATCTGTCATGGGACTACCGGAAAAAGCGCGTGATGATCACGGATGCCTACAGAATGCCTGAACCGACGGGGATACTGATTGACGGGGCGAATTTGAAAGAATGCAACCGCGCGGAAAGTTCGGAGGCGCTCTACAACGGCATTTTGGCAATAGGGAAGGACGACCTGTATCTGACGACGGACGAGGGCGCGGACGAGAACGGGATCATATGGGACAGAACATACTCACAGACAGACAGGGTCTACGTTTTCCAGAACACCGGCGCCGAGACGCGGGAAGCCCTGAAAAATTCCGCGCTGAGGGAACTGGCGATCATCAGCAAGCCGGATATCACATACCGTATATCATATGACGCCCTTGTCCCGGGACTCACGGAGCACTTCCCGGGGGCCGGAGAGAGTGTCATGGTATATGACGGGCAGACGGACACATCGGAGCCGATGCTGGTCACAAAGTCGGTGTATTACCCGCTTGAACCGGGGAAATCATCCATTGATGTCGCAGGAACACGGACGGCATGGGGGCGTTTTCAGAAAGCATATGCGAAGGCGACGCGGAGTATTCAGGACACAATCAACGCGGACGGAACCATCAAAGTATCCAGAATCATTACCGCACTGGGTAATTCCGAAGTACAGCAGACGATTAAAGACATCGTCTCTGAGAGTTCACAGCTTCAGGATGTGGAGAACGTTCTCCGTCTGTCATCCGCGGGCAAAACAAAGGCGCAGAGAGTCGCACAGGTCAACGACACACTGGACATGACGGATACGAGCGGAACGGAGGACGAGCAGGTTGCACGGGCATATAACGCGCTTGCCGTTTCCTCTTCCGCATCCACGGGGTCCGAGGTTCTGGACGGATACGAAGACAGAATCACGGATCTCGAAACATGGCAGAGCAGTATCGGGACGGTAGACATCACCCTTACGCCCGAAGAGACGGTTTCCAGACATCTGTATAACGCATCCACGGGGCAGGAGTACGGGGATAACGTCAACTACGAATACAGGAAATACAGCGTCACGCCCGGTGAAACATATCTGATAACGGGTTCCGCTGCCTATTCCGCAAACTACTATCCCGCCTGCGCCTTCTTTAAGGAGGGTCAGACATACCGCCTGTCCGTTCACGGGACGGACCCCAACACGACATATACAGACCTTGCCGTCACCGCACCCGCGGACGCCGACTTCATGATCATTCAGAAATGCGTATCGGGTGTATCCGTCACGGCGAAAACAAGTAAGGAGCTGACGGACGCGGTCGCGGAAGTTATGGGAATGTCCGACACGGTGAATGAAACCGCGACAGACGTGCAGGCGCTTAAGGCGAAGATCTTTTATCCGCGGAATACGGATGCGGTCATCAGGGATGCTCTCAGAAATCCGTTCGTGCTGAAACCGCTGGACAAAGGATATGTTTCCTTCGTGTTCGACGACCTGCGGGATCAGACCGACAGTATAGCGTCCATTTTTGAAATGTACAATATGCCCCTCTGCCTTGCATGTATTCCGGCCCGCATGGGTGTTATCGGCACAGGACTCACACAGTCGCGCGGAAATTTCACACCGGGCATGTATATGTATGACGTCGTGAAGCAGGTCATAACGGACGGAGGGGAAGCCCTGGTACATAACAGCACGGTGCTGAACAGATACAACCAGTTCGATTATGACACGATGTACAGCTACTTTTTCGACAGCAGAACGGACCTTGAGCACTGGGGAGAACCTTATGTCGGAAAGGTACGGGGAATCATCAGAGCAGGCGGGGCGGACATGATTTCGAATTCACCCGAGATCGACCGCTGGCTTTACAACGAATACGATTACTCGGACATGGGATATCATCCCGAAATGGAAAACTACACATGGGAGCGGACGACCATCAACAGACCCCTTTCAGAGATTAAAAGCCTGATTGACGACGCGGTCACGAATAA